GGTTGTGCCAATTATCGAAGGCGTGTATAACTCAATCAAGTCAATCGTCAATTTCATCATCGACATCATCAATACAGCGATTGCGGTGTATAACAAGGCAAACAACATTTTTGGCGGTAAAGACATTAATCCTGTCGGCAAGATTGGCGCAACATCGACATCGATGACGGGCAGCGTGCCCACATCATCGCTGCCGTTTGGCGGCGCTTCCGTCGGTGGCACTAGCTCATCAGGCACGACCGTAACAGGTGGCAAAACAGGCATTGCAGGGCTTACAGGCGGCACGGGCGGCGTTTCAGGCGGCGTTTCAGGCGGCGTGACAAAAGCTGAACAGGAACCCGATTGGGCGAAAATGCTGATTGATTCTCAGGGTCAATTATCAGATGCGGTCAAGCGTCAGATCGAAACGCAAAAGCTTCTTGACGAATTAAGCCCGACCATTGGCAACGCCGTCAGAGCTGGCACATTTCAAGTGCCGCAACAAAACGCACCTAGTGTCAATTCGCCATTCTTTAACGAAAAACCGTTTATGGGCGACACGATCAATATCACGGTCAATGGCGCAATTGATCCCGAAGCCACAGCGCGACAGATTCAAACGATACTTAACGATTCGCAAGCTCGCGGCACACTAGGCGGCGGCGGTTTGGCTGGATTGGTGGCTGTGTGAGCGTTTGGACACCTGATTGGCGGATCAAAGTCAATGGCGTTGAATATACAAATCTCACGCTTTCAAATCTAACAATCACATCAGGTCGGACGGACATATACAGACAACCCGTTGCGGGTTATTGTCGCTTACAGGTCAAAAATAACGATCTTTCGCAAATCACTTTTGACATCAATGATGGCGTCACAGTTGAAGTCAAAAATGATGCTGGATCGTATGTTGTGCTCTTTGGCGGCAATATCACCGACATTGCCATTGCGGTTGCATCAGCTGGCGGCATAGGCATTTCTCAGACCATATCGATCACAGCTCTTGGAGCTCTTGCAAGGTTGCCTAAAGCCATTTTTGAGGGCAATTTGTCGCAAGGCACAGACGGCGCACAGATGCTCAAAGTGCTGGAAACCGTGCTGTTTGCAAATTGGAATCTTGTGCCAGCTGGCGAAACATGGGCAGGTTTTGATCCGACCGTGATGTGGGAAGATGCCCTGAACACGGGATTGGGCGAAGTCGATGTCGGCGATTACACGCTTGACAGCCAAAATTCGCTTGACACCGATGTTTATTCGCTGGCATCGGCGATCGCAAATTCAGGTCTTGGATACCTGTATGAATCGGCAAATGGCTTGATTAACTACGCAGACAGCACCCATCGCACCGAATATTTCTCTGCCAATGGCTATGTCGATCTCGATGCCCGTCACGCGCTGGCGGGCAATATCACGACCAAAAAGCGATCGGGCGATGTGCGCAATAGCATTACGCTTCAATATACGACCAGCGGCAATTCGGAAGTTACAGACACCGATCCAGCATCGATTGCGGTCTATGGCGAGCTCGCACAGACAATCCGCACCTACCTAAAGAATCAACACAACGCAGAGGATCAGGCGGCGTTTTATTTAGCTCTCAGGGCTTACCCGCAAGCCTTATTCGACAGCGTGACTTTTGCGCTTGGAAACCCTGAAATTGATGAGATTGACCGGACATCAATGTTGTCGGTGTTCATGGGTATGCCGATCAATCTTCAAAATTTGCCAGCCAATATGAATAACGGCGAATTTCAAGGATTTGTCGAAGGCTGGACATTTCAGGCAACCGTTTCCGATATTAAACTCACGATGACGGTTTCGCCGCTGGCATTCAGCTTGCAGGCATTTCGTTGGAATTCTGTGCCTGTCACAGAGCTTTGGAACACTTTATCCAATACACTAACTTGGGAACAAGCGACGATTGTCGCGTAAGGAGCAAGAATGCCAACAACATCAAACTTCGGTTGGACAACACCAGCCGACACCGATCTTGTCAAAGATGGTGCAGCTGCCATTCGCACTTTAGGCAATGGCGTCGATTCATCATTTCTCGATCTCAAAGGTGGAACATCAGGTCAAATACTTGCAAAAAATTCTGCAACTGATCTTGACTTTGTTTGGATTGCAAATGATCAAGGCGACATCACAGGTGTCACAGCTGGCACAGGAATCAGCGGCGGTGGCACATCAGGTGCGGTGACAATAACAAATTCAATGGCAACAGAAATCACAGCAAAAGGCGATTTAATTGTTGGAACGGGCAATGCCACCTTCGATAACCTTCCCGCTGGAACAAACGGCTACATATTAACAGCCGATAACACGGTTTCACCGACAGGCTTGAAGTGGGCTGCTGCAAGTGGCGGAATGAGTTTGGTCAAACGCTCAACTTTTACCAATGTTGCAACCACAGGAACGACTTTTGATGGCGTATTTACTTCAACCTATGGATCTTATCTAGTTGTGATTGAGAGTTTTGATGCCGCAACTATGGCAGATGATGCACAATTACAATTAAGACTTGCTGGCGCGACAAAATCAAATAATTATTTTAACGGAAGTTTTATTAACGGCAGCGGTTCAGTAAGTTTTACAGCTCTTAATAATAGCTCTACAAGTTTATTCCAATTATCAACTGATGGCTATGTTTTTGGTCATCTTTTCTTTCAAGGCTCAAATGTTCAAGGGCAAATAACTAGCCAACTTAATTCTGTTTTTTCAACAATTAATGGCTTTGTAGATAGTTATACGCCTGATGGCTTTTTATTAAAATCAGCATCTAGCAATATAAATGGCACAGTTGCCGTTTATGGATTGGCAAAATAATGACTACTAAAAAAGAAATGCTAGAAATTATCAAAGCCGAAAATCCTGAAGGATTAAGAATAGGAAATGATCAAGAAGGCTATACACAATTAAGCCAAGCTGAAACCGATGCCATTTTAGACAGTTGGGCAGATGCAAGGTTGGCAAAGCAAGCCGAGGCAACAGCCAAAGCAGAGGCAGAGGCAAAGAAGTTAGAAGCCCAAGCCAAACTTGCCGCTATTGGCATTACTGCCGAGGACTTAAAGGCTCTCGGTCTTTAGCACAATCCCTCAAGATTATGACGACATTTCCTGACGGCACAGCTCAAAGATTTTGCCAAGTTGCGTTGGCTGAAGTTGGCTATATTGAAGAACCTGTTAATTTGACCAAGTATGGCAAACACACGATGGCTGACGGTTTGCCGTGGTGCGGAAGTTTTGTCATGTGGTGCGCGACAAAAATTGGCATCAAGATTCCATCGGTTGTCAGCACAGCAGCGGGAGCACAAAAGTTCAAAGATCAGAATCGATGGAGCGAAACACCGCAAAAAGGTTATTTGGCTTTTATGGATTTTCCACACGACGGCGTTGATCGCATTTCTCACATTGGCATTGTCGTCGATGTGAAAAAAAATTCTGTCATTTGCGTTGAAGGCAATACATCAGGCACGGGAGATCAGCGCAACGGCGGAATGGTGATGATTAAGGAGCGCAAGATCGGCACAGGATCACCTGTTGTCGGATATGGCATTCCGCGATTCTCGCCATACAGCGGCGATTTTCCAATCGTCGAAGCTCCCGATTCGGCTGAACCTGTAAAGCCGAAGAAAGCGAAGAAAAATGGCAAAGACAAAAGCACTAGCGGCAAGCTGGGCGCGTAGCTTTATAGCTGGCGTGCTCGCTGTCTATATGGCGACGGGCGAAACCGACCCGAAGAAGCTTGGAATGGCGGGCGTTGCGGCACTAGCACCCGTGCTCATGCGTTGGGCAAACCCTAACGATGCCGCGTTTGGGATCAGCAAGTAGGCTGATCGCTCGATGCTTGGGTGCGCTTTGCCTCTCAGCCACCCTTGCATCGTGCGGTTATGATGGCTGGACACGATACCCTTGTCAGGATTTCGAGAATTGGAAGCTAAGTGAATGTCAAAGACCCGAATGCAAGATCACGGGCACTTGCACGGCAGACATTTTGGGTCAATCAGTTACTCAATCAGAAATCGAAGCGCAACAAACTAAGCCCTGAGGACATACACGCGCGCTTGATTTTTCTGATCGGCGCGACGCTTGCGCTCACATTCTTTTGCGTCACGGTGGGCACGGTTTATGCCTTGATTTTTGTCACGCAGCCCATCGGCGCTCAAGCTCCAAACGATGCAGCTTTCATCGATCTACTTAAAACGCTGGCGATCTTTTTGACAGGATCATTGGGCGGCGTGCTGGCAGGCAATGGCTTAAAGTCACGGAAAAAAGATGATGACACGCCGAAAGACACGCGCAATGTTTGAAATTGTCTGCCATTGATGTCACCCTGTATGTGCTAGTGGCTCGAATGTAGTCACGGCAACGGGAGCAAAAATGGAAGCAATAGGCACATTTCTCAACACGACTATTTCGGTCGTTTTTATGTTAGGCGGGCTTTTTGTAGCTCTTTTGGTTGGTTATGCAAAAGGCTTTAATAACGGCAAAGAAGTCGGTTACACACAAGGCTTTTACAAAGGCAGAGCTATCACACGGCAGGTGAAGTGATGGCATTTGATCTCAGTAATTATGAAGATGTTAATGCTCGCATCACGCGGTTTCGAGCTGAATTCCCGATGGGCAGGCTTGAAGCTTTTATCGATCACATCGATTTTGAAAATGGGCGGATTCTTGTGCGGGCATTGGCTTTCCGCAGCGATGATCCAAACGAATTGCCCGCGGCTATCGATTACGCGTTCGAGTTTCGGGCAACGCATGGCGTCAATCGCGATTTCTGGGTCGAAAACGCGGTGACGTCAGCCTACGGTCGAGCAATTGGCGCGCTTTCGCCGTCAGGTGCTCGACCTACGCGGCAGGATATGGAAAAGGCTGAGAGCTTACAGACACAGCCCGTGGACCATTACCAGCCACAGAATGTCAAAACAGCTGCGCAATCGATCAGCGAGCTCAAACAAGTGCTAGGCGCGAAAGTGATGTCAGAGCCGCCGAAATGCCAGCACGGTCATCGTTTGAAGAAATCGGGCACAGCCGCCAAAACGGGTCGCCCTTATCTTGGTTGGGCGTGCCCTGAACGACTAAAGTCCAAACAATGTCCGATCATTTGGTGGAAGCAAACGCCTGATGGCGATGATTGGCTATCGCCCGAAGATTATTCAGACTATTTATCGGAGCGCGGGTTGAATCTTGATCCAAAATCAGAGCGCGAACCCGTGCCTGAGCATTTGTTGAGCGAAACCGAAAAGACACAGCGATGAAAATAATGCTGAACTATTCCCAACAGCTGAGAGCTGCCGAAGTAGCATTGCAGCGCATCAAACAGTTGAATTTAACGCCCGATCACGGCAGCCGTTATGACAAACAGTTGTCATTCCCTGAATATGTTGCACAGGTAACCGAAAGCATCGGAGCTGAAATAGCTGTGGCAAGTTATTTCGGAATGATTGGTTTTGATCCTGCAATGAGCAAATTTAAAGAAACCGCCGATGTGGGAGCTGCCATCGAAGTCAAATGGACACGATACGACGGCGGATCGCTCATAATCTATGAACAGGATCGCAATAACGATGTAGCTGTCTTAGTCGTAGGCAAATGCCCGAAATACAGGATCGCAGGCTGGATTCCGGTCAGCATTGCGAAAAAAGATCGATACCGCCATCACGCACAGCCGACTTGGTGGATAGGTCAAAACAATCTGCAACCCATTGAGAATTTGTATAGGAGCAAATATGGCGAAGCTGTATCGGGTCAAGTGCCGAATCTGTAAAGCATACAAAACGCATTTGTCATTCAATGATCTGTCATCACGGTTGCCGCCCGATAAGCTCTTTGTGCAATGTTCGGGTTGTAGCGTGTTTGGCGTCGAGCTGTTAGAAAACGCCAAAGAGTTATCCACAGATGATCAACAGCCTGTGCAACACGCCGATGAATGAGCGTGCTAACTTGACGACACTTGACAATCGATTACGCTCTGCACGCTCGCAGCGAGCCGCGACGCGGGATTGCTCGCAGCGGCGGGCAAAGCGTTTGGGGAAGCTCTTTGCCTTGACGGCGGCTCTTGCTGTGGGCACTACTTATCAAACTCAAGCAAATCAAGTTCATTGGATCAATGATTCGATGAACTTGAAGCTTTATGCGCATAATCAAATTAAAAGCTGGAATGAGTTTGAATGCTTTGTTGAATTGATACACCTTGAAAGCTCTTGGCGTTATTGGGCACGCAATGGATCACACACAGGACTTGGACAGATGCGATCTGAGTGGTATGGCAAACAAAGCCCTAGAAAGCAAATTCGATTAACGCTTAACTATATTACAAATCGTTATAATGGAAAGATATGTGATGGAGCATTGAAGCATCACAAAAAACACGGGTGGTATTAAATGACGATACGATCTCAGCGTGATGCCAATTCGACACATTGGAAGAAGATCAGGCAACGCATTCTCAATCGTGATGGAAGGGTTTGCCATTGGTGTGGGCTTGAAGCGGATACGGTGGATCATGTCGTGCCCGTCGCACGCGGCGGAACCGATCACGACGAAAATCTTGTCGCGTGTTGTCGTCGATGCAATTACAGCAAGAAAGATTCAATGCCTGTCGATTTTTTAGCAAGCCGTTCCACAGATCG